CAGATCGCCGGCCGCAGCGAGGATGCCGAAACCACCCACGGCACCCAGAAGCCGGTCGAATGCATGCGCCGGCCGATCGAGAACAATTCCTCGCCCGGCCGGGCCATCTACGAGCCGTTCAGCGGGTCCGGCACCACCCTCATCGCGGCCGAGATGACGGGACGGGCCTGCCACGCCATCGAACTGTCGCCGGCCTACGTCGACGTGGCAGTGGCGCGCTGGGAGGCCTACACGGGCCGGGACGCGGTCAGGGAGCGCGATGGCGCCTCGTTTAGCGGCCTGGCGCCTGGACCGGACGGTGGTGCGCCGGCAAGCCCCAGGGAGGCGTCCCATGCGTCGGTATGACCCGACGGCCGAGCAGCGGCGGACCGTGAAGACCATGTCCGGGTTCGGCGTGCCGCACGCGGACATCGCGGCCTTCCTCGACATCGATCCCAAGACCCTGCGCAAGCATTTCCGAGTGGAACTGGATGGGGGGATGACAGAGGCGAACGCCAAGGTGGCGCAGTCATTGTTCCAGATGGCGACGCAGGGCAAGAACGTCGCAGCTGCGATATTCTGGATGAAGGCCCGGGCGGGCTGGCGGGACAGGCCGGATGTGGAGCGTCTGTCGGCAGGGATGCAGCCGCGGCATGTGATCTCGGGCGTGCCGCGGCTCGATGACCTGACGGATGAGGAACTGATGCGGATCGCCGCGAGCGGGCGGGACCGGGCGCGCGACGAGGACGATGACACGCGCGATCCCGAGGCGAACTCCGTTGGACGCTGAAGCGCCGCGTCTGACGGACGATCAGCGGCGCGCCGCGCGGGCGATGGCGGGGCTGGGCGTCACGCGACGGCAGATCGCGAAGTACCTGGGGCTGGACGACGCGGCGCTGGCAGCGGCTCTTGGAGACGAGCTTGACCAGGCGGAGGTGGATGCGAACGCCAAGGTGGCGAAGGCGCTGTTCACGATGGCGACGCAAAAAAACAACGTGGCGGCGGCGATCTTCTGGATGAAGGCCAGGGCCGGTTGGCGGGAGAAGCATGAGGTCGAAGTGACGGCAGCGGCCTCACCGAGATTCGTGGTCCACGCACCCGAGCCGATGACCATCGAGGAATGGGAGGAGAAGTACGTCCCGAAAGACCTCGCCTGAATGATCAGAATCGCATCTGTTCAACACCGAGCAACGACCGTTGGTCGGTGGTGAACGGGCTCGGTGGCGGCAACTGGGCCACGAAGCATGTGCTCCGGTCGATCTTTGACGGCGATGATCAATGAACGATGGACATTGGGTTCAGGAAGGCCCAGTGAGTTAGCACTCTGCTAGTGAGAGTGCCAAGCGGCTGCCAAGCAGCGCCGGGTCTCGTCGAAGCGGCGCATCCATAAAAGCTCAAGGAGAGGGCCGCATGAACTTTCGTCCCCTGCACGACCGCGTTCTCGTTCGCCGCGTCACCGCGGAAGAGAAGACCGCCGGCGGCATCATCATCCCCGACACCGCCAAGGAAAAGCCGCAGGAAGGCGAAGTCGTCTCCGTCGGCGCGGGCACCATCAACGAGAAGGGCGAGGTTCGCCCGCTCGACGTGAAGGCCGGCGACCGCATCCTGTTCGGCAAGTGGTCCGGCACCGAGGTGAAGCTCGACGGCGAGGAACTCCTGATCATGAAGGAGTCCGACATCATGGGCATTCTCGAAGGTGCGGCCGCGGCGAAGAAGGCCGCCTGAGGCGCCACTTCGCTACGACCACCGACAAATCGAATTGCAAAGGTAGAACACAATGGCTGCTAAGGACGTGAAGTTCGGCGCCTCGGCGCGCGAACGTATGATCCGTGGCGTGGATATCCTGGCCGACGCCGTAAAGGTGACGCTGGGGCCGAAGGGTCGCAATGTGCTGCTCGACAAGAGCTACGGCGCGCCGCGCATCACCAAGGACGGCGTGACTGTCGCCAAGGAGATCGAACTCTCCGACAAGTTCGAGAACATGGGCGCGCAGCTAGTGCGCGAAGTGGCGTCACGCGCCAGCGATACCGCCGGCGATGGCACCACGACGGCAACTGTGCTGGCGCAGTCGATCGTGCGTGAAGGTGCCAAGGCCGTGGCCGCCGGCATGAACCCGATGGACCTTAAGCGCGGCATCGACAAGGCCGTCGCCATGGTCGTCGCGGACCTTGAGAAGAACAGCCGGAAGATTTCCACCTCCGCCGAAGTCGCCCAGGTCGGTTCGCTCTCTGCCAATGGTGATTCCGAGATTGGCGAGATGATCGCCAAGGCGATGGATAAGGTCGGCAAGGAAGGCGTCATCACGGTCGAGGAAGCCAAGACCGTCGCGACCGAGCTTGATATCGTCGAGGGCATGCAGTTCGATCGCGGCTATGTCTCCCCGTATTTCATCACGAATGCGGAGAAGATGATCGCAGAGCTCGACAGCCCCTACATCCTGATCTTCGAAAAGAAGCTTTCGGGTCTGCAGGTCATGCTGCCGCTTCTCGAAGCCGTGGCGCAGTCCACACGCCCGTTGCTCATCATCGCCGAGGACGTCGAAGGCGAGGCGCTGGCCACCCTTGTGGTGAACAAGCTGCGCGGCGGCCTGAAGGTCGCGGCCGTAAAGGCGCCGGGCTTCGGCGATCGCCGCAAGGCGATGCTGGAAGACATCGCGATCCTGACTAGCGGCCAGGTGATCAGCGAGGATCTCGGCATCAAGCTCGAAAGCGTCACGCTGGAGATGCTCGGCCGCGCAAAGACCGTGCGGATCGAGAAGGAGAACACCACGATCATTGATGGCGCCGGCGAGAAGGACGCGATCCAGGGCCGTATCGCGCAGATCAAGGCGCAGATCGAGGAGACCACCTCGGACTACGACCGCGAGAAGCTGCAGGAACGCCTGGCCAAGCTGGCCGGTGGCGTCGCCATCATCCGCGTCGGCGGCTCGACCGAGGTTGAGGTGAAGGAGCGCAAGGATCGCGTCGATGACGCGCTGCATGCCACCCGCGCCGCGGTCGAAGAAGGCATCGTCCCGGGCGGCGGCGTCGCGCTCGTGCGTGCGTCGGTGAAGCTCGCCGGCGTCAAGGGGTCCAATCCGGACGAGCAGGTCGGCATCGAGATCGTACGCCGCGCGATCCAGGCGCCGCTGCGCCAGATAGCCACAAATGCCGGCCAGGACGGCGCCGTGGTCTCGGGCGAGGTGCTGCGCACTGACACCTACGAATACGGCTATGATGCCCAGCTTGGCGAGTACAAGGACCTGGTGGCCGCCGGCATCATCGACCCGACCAAGGTCGTGCGATCCGCGCTGCAAGGGGCTGCGTCGATCGCGTCGCTACTGATCACCACCGAGGCGATGGTGGCCGATCGGCCGGAGCGTAATGCACCGGCAGGCGGACCGCCTGGTGGTGGTATGGGCGGCATGGGCGGCATGGGCGGCATGGATTTCTGATAGGCATTAGTACCAGGAAGGCTAGGTGATGGGCGGGTCAAGCACCCGCCCATTCGCTTTTTCACTCCTCATTTCTCCGAATGACGCGCGGCTGCGTGCCGTGCTTGATCTGGAGAGGACCCGCGCCACGGTGGTGTGAGTCCAAACCGTCGCACCACGCGGCGTCGGAACGTTGTGGGCAGTCAGCGCCCGGGCCAGCGCAGCGTGGCCGCCCACGCCTGCGCCCTGTAGCCGCTGCAAGTCGAGATGCAGCCTGTGCGCCGCCCGGTCCGCGATCTCGTGCCGCACTGTCGCAGCCATAGCCGGATCCGGGGCCGCCGCGGGCCGATATCCCCGGTCCCCGCCCAGTACCTTTCCTCGCGCCTTGGCAGCCGCCAGCGCGGCCCGGGTCCGCTCGCTGATCAACTCCCGCTCCTTCTGCGCCATGGCGGCGTAGATCCGCAGCATGAGGTCGTCGGCGCCCGGCATGTCGGCGGCGCGGATGGACACGCCGTCCTCCAACAGCTGCGACAGGGTGTGGGCGCGGCGGGTGATGCGATCGAGCCTCGCCGCCACCAGCACGGCATCCAGCTGCCGGCACCGCGCCAGCGCCGCCTGGAACCCCGGCCGTCGATCGTCCTTGCCGGAGGCGATGTCAGAATACTCCGCCACCAGCGTCCAGCCTTGGGCTGCGACGAAGGACCGAATGCTGGCCTGCTGGGCCTCCAGGCCCAGGCCGCTGTTGCCCTGCTCGGCGGTCGAGACCCGGGTGAGCCCGACTGCGAGGCGGGGAGCG